CAGCACGTCGTCATTTATGATGGCAACGGCGGTTATTACGGCAATAGCAGTTCACAGCACCGAACCGTACACGGTAGCGACTACACGGCGATGGATTACGCGCCGACGAAGATCATCAAGACGAGCAGGGGGTGACGGCATGGCAGAAATACCGAGCGCGGAAAATTCGATGCAGAAAATGCTGGGCGTCATGCATCAGGTGGCGGAATTCCACGTCCCGACGGCACAAAGCGTCGGCATCGTCGTACAGCCGCCGCCCGATATTATCGTCAAGTGGAATGATATTGAGCTGACGAAAGAAAATATCTATATTGCCGAGTACCTGCTCGT